TTGCAATCATCATACACTATTAGTTCTTCATATGCTAGTATTATAGCTTTGTTATTTTCTGTGCTAACCAACAATCGTCCACCTTCATCGATCCTTACAAGCCGCACCTCATTAAATACGGGCAACCTAGCTTTCAAGGATAAAGAAAACAAAATCTGATTCCATAATAACATTTCTTGCTTTTCATATACTAAGGGGGGGTTGTGATAACTTTTAATAAAAGCCGTGTCGTTAGCTAACGCATATGCTGCAGCATCTAAATCACCACCAAGCACTATCTTATCATAATAGTATACGTGTTTTTTCACTATTCAATTATTGTTGGATGGTCTTTCTGAATTTCATGTAAGAGGTCGATACCTTCGCCACAATCATCGCGAATTTCAACCACATCTTTTTTTACATTCTTAAATTCCCTCAAAATGCGGGAAGCATGGCGTAATACACTAGAGGCGTATCCCATGCCACGCTTATTTTTCTCTTCACCTTTGCAACGAAACCCTTTGTTGTATCCGCACAATCCCGTCCTTTCTCGACCTCTTCCGTACTTGTATATCCAATAATTTAGCTTTTTAGCGCCTGTCCAAATACTAGTCTCAGGATCCTTCAAGTCTTCACATGATAGTTTTGGCTTTCTAGTGTATTTTGGCAACACCTGTGTTAACCCGCATGCGTTACTCTTGCTGACTGCAGTGTGGCTCCAACGACTTTCCACGTGAATCATGGCTATAAGAAGTTCGGGACGTATCTCATACTCCTCTGCAGCTTCCACGACAGTTTGCATATGACTACACGCATATTCTGCGCGAGGCATGCTTAAATTAAAGAGAGCTAGACAAAATATGTGAGCTATACTAGACATTTGTTTCCTCTTCGTAATAAACACCTACAACATAATTTTCTAAAACAATCATATGCTGCCCCCCTTCAATGTCTAGCGTCTCAATCATAGAATTCTGAACAACAATATTATCATCAACCAACACACCAATGTTACAATCTTCAGAAAAATCCAAAACCCTGTAACATCCATACAAAGGCTCCACCTTATAGTCATCCGGCACAAGAACACAAACTTTGTCCTCTTCTCCCTCACTTCTGAGATCCACCTCTTCAATCAAAATATAACGATTACATGGTGTAAAGTTCATACTACTCTCCTTTATTTTATTTCGCAGACTCCACCAGCACATGCTAGTTCGCCCTGCAAATTTGTGTCGTCTTCCACTTCTATGACTTTTGTCAAATCCACTTTTGTCAAAGTATCAAGTGATGCTTCGTATGTCTCTTTTGAGCAATTCTCAAAAGGAGCTTGAACATATGTCCCACCATCGTATGGCAAAACAGAAAGCCCATTGTAAATTGTTCTGTTTTCCCACATCCACTCTCCGACGTCATTCCATTCAGCCTCTTTGACCGATATTGTCGCGGAGACATTGTGAGTATTCTGTCCCTTTCTATGCCCAGGTTTAACCCATTCCTGACTCACCGAGGCTACCCTCTTAAGAAGCTGGAGAGCGCTCTCAGTCCTCATTATGGCGCTCTCAGGGGCCTTTTGAGGCACAGAAATGACCGCTGTATCATAAGGTCGAAAATACTCGTCTTCCACTAGTTCTGGATGATTGACCAACAAGTGGTGATAAATTGCTTCGTTTTTACCAACCCTAACCCTTCTGATGTAATAATCATTATGCCATGCATGAATGCCACTTGAAGTGCCCAAGGTTAAAGATGTTGTTCCAGCCGGCTTGACTGTAGTGCATCTAGCTGCTGGCTTAATTCCGATTATCTCCGCCACTCTAGTATTTTCTTCTTTGACGACGTTGGCTGCAGCCTTAGCATCCAACTTCAATACATTGCCAGAGGCAATCCCCGTCATACTAACGCCTATCAAAGCATCTTTTTCAGTGGTCCTTGTCCAAATGTCCCTAAGATAGTGGAAATCTGTGTATCCAGCTTGCAGCGTGCCAACAAAAGCAGCTGTCTTAACTCTAGTTTCCAACTCTTCTTGTGTTTCCACATCACTCACATTAACTTCGGTAAGATTACAGAACTGATAAGGTCTCAGGGCAATTTCGCAACAAGGATTCGTACCCCAATCCTTATCGTTTGAAAAATAAAAACCCGGCTCACCTGCACCAGAAGCTTTAATTCTTTCCCACAAGTCTAAAAAGAATTCTTTCGTCACTCTATGTCTCAATAAAACGACAGAATTATTAGCTCGACCTCTCTGGGGGTTTTTCTCCCACCAATTACCAGCCTTTGCTGCAATCATCTCGTCATCATCCGCACTAAACAGAGATATCAAAGCTGCGCGCCTAATACCACCAGCCAGAACAGCATCAGCTATATGGCAAACCATATCGTGAACTTGCACGGGGCGTAGTTTGTCGCCGGTATCCATATCCTCCAAGATACCCTCTAGTTTAACCAGACATTCTTTAAGAGGCTGTGGTCCCGGAGCTTTGCCTCCAGAAGTAACCAACCTAGACCCCTTTGGGCGAATATCTGAATAATCAAATCTAAGTTTAGAACCACCAAAGAAATAGGTACGGAATAAAGCTCTAATAGCGTCTGCCCAACCTTCAATTGAATCGTTGACCAAGAACCTCCTGCTCCTCTTCTTGTTTGGTTTTTGTATTTCTGGCAATCCCTCAACATGATGGAACTGCACACTATAACCCACGCCGGTGCCCCCTAAGAGCAAAAACATCAACTCAGAAAATGAACGCCAATCATCAATGGGTAAATAAGCACAATTATAAATTCGGTTTGGTGCAACCTCAATGGGTTTACCACCAAACTGCATTGACCGCATAGAAGGCAAAATCTTTTTGTCTAAAACAAATTCATAAGCATCTTCTATATCATTTTTTAAAAATGGGTACTTCTTGATGTGCATCTTTTTATTTCTTGTAACAATCTCTTTCCAACTTTCACGGCGTTGCTTTTCTAAAAGGTATCGTGCATATTTCATGTGTACGGTAATATCTGACAATATGTCTTTTGCTATATCGGCTTTATTTTTCTGCATTTTTCCTGCCCTCCTTTTTCTTTACTTCCTTGAATTTCTTATACCTTTCTTTCAATAATTCCGCTTGCTCTTTTGACGTCTTGGCAATTAAACTTCCAGGTGTCTCCCCATTCGATTTTAAAATTTTAATCGCCACTTTCGAAGTGTCCATAAAGACAGGGAATACTAAGCCATCAGGCCCATTCCTATTTTTAGCCACAAATACACGGCCAGAATTAGCCACCTTGTCTTCCACAGTTCTAGAAAGTGAGAAAATAAAGTCGGACACAAAGCACTTATTAAAGGCTTCTGAAATAGATTCCATTGTAATAACTTCTGCGTTCAAGCCCGACCTATTAGTCTGTGAAGCTGTCCAAACAGGGCAGCTGAACTCTTGCGCTATGGCGCGAAGATCCTCATAAATAGTTTCTAGCTCCATTCTTTTCTCACGATCTGCGGTTTTTGGACGCAAAAGATCGCCATAATCCACTATGATCATATCGACATTGATATCTCTTTGACGCAACCTTTCCAAATGATTTTTAATAGTACTCACACCAGCAGATTTAGTTGGATACTCCTTAATAATCAGCTGACCTTTCAACTCCTCCACTTTCTCATAAATCAAATCTTTAAAGAGATGTGTATCGCTGAGTTTTACACCAGTAAGACAACTATCATATCTCAATCCAATTGTAGTATCCTGCAATTCTAGAGTGTAATGTACAACGTTTTTACCAGCCTTAAGCGCTTCGGTGCCCAAGTGCACCAACACCATTGATTTACCTGCTCCCGTTGGAGCAATCACAACCCCTAATTCGCCAATACCAAGGCCGCCTTTGCAAATATCATCTAACTCTTGCCACCCGGTTGTTATTGGACTCCTTGTTGAAATTTCAAAACGTTTATCAAAATCTCTTAAATAATCATATCCATAATTATTGTCCAGCCCCAACTTCAAAGCATCATTAATAATATGACTAATTTCATCAAAAGAAGATTTCTGCAACAGTCCGACCGACTTCATCATTGCTTCTTTTAATTTCTGCTTTTTGCAAAAATCTAAAGCTGTCTCTTTTATATACTCAGAGTCATCGATGATTACTTCACAATTATATATCCTGGCGAAATAGCTTCGTACCTGTTGTTGAACAACCTCGTTCTCTCCTTCAAGACCTGACCTCAAAATTGTGGCCACAGTCTTAAAAGATGGGTGTTTCCCATACTTTTCTTTATAATCAAAAAGCTTTCTTATGAAAACTTGCAAATACTTCAGTTCTAAAAAATTAATATCCAGCACTTCACGCATCTGCTCACAAAACGTGCGCTCTTCCAATATCAATTGGACTAGTTTTTCCTGAAAATCTTTTCCAAACCTAGAAAAATCTACATATTCCATATTTTATTTCTCGTCTTGTATGATTCTGCGAAAAGTAGTAAACAATGTAGTCCAATCGTAAGTGCCAAACCCATCTTTTACCATCATCTTAACGACCTCAGTTTTGTTGAACTCGTTACAACTATCTCTCAAAGTAGTTCTAAGCTTATTCTTATATTGCACCGGAATAGATGGAGAATAAAGCTGCATTATCTTGTAATTCTCCCTGACAAGCTTTTGCTTCTCAACAATATTGGTGTACGCTTTTAAACTGCTGTCGACCGATTTGCAGTGAGAAACAACATCATCCAGAGTGTGGAACTTCTCTTCTCTCAACATCGGTAATCTCTTTGCAATAGTCTTTAACCCTACCGAACCCACACCCTTAAGGTTATCACTCTTGTCTCCGCTAATTGCACGTGCAAGAGCAAAATTATTTGGGTGAATATCAAACTTATCAAGAATTGCTTTCTCTGTCAAGATTTCTTTTTGTACAGGTCTGTACAATATTGTTTCTTTATCGCAAAGCTGTATGAAGTCTTTGTCACTACTGACAATGACCTTCTCATAACCCTTAAAGCTCGGCATCTTAGCAACAAAAGCAATAATGTCATCAGCTTCTGTGCTAGGAGCCACCAATTGGCATATCGGCATTTCATTCATATATTGG